TTTAGATAAATGATCCGCTAAAGACTTTCTGTAAGATTTACACGGTTCTGTAAGTATGAATCTGTCTCTACAAGTCTTACAGTTAAAATCAAATACATGTCCTTTGTGTCCGCAGTCTATTTCTTCTCTCCCAGACGATCTATCAGAGCTAAATAACCAATAGCGTCTACTACGTTGTCTTGTTTAGAACTGTTCATCTGCCTAGTCATCTTGAGTAGGTTCATCATCCAGCAAACGTCTTCCGCATTGACGATAACATTACTCGCATACTTTTGATGTAAGTAAATAGTCCAGAGTTGAGCTATTGAAACCAAGTTCTTACTTGGATGACCGTAAGTCTCCTCTCTGTCTCCGTAGATAATGTCTTTAGCTAAGTCTATTGCGTTCACTTTTCTTCCCCATACATCCTTGACACTTCCATCTCCTCGATCGGTTCGCAGTAACGACCCAACCACCGTTATCTAACCGTTGATACGACCTACAATGAGAGCAGAATTTAGTTCCTGTAGACTTATTAACAGCTTCTGTTATTCTTTTTTTCTCATCGTTGTGTTTCTGACCCATCCACGTTCCTTCGCATTTTGTTAAGTAAGTCTGTAACCATCTTTTTAGTCTCTGGACTGTAAGATTTATTAGTATTATCTGGTAGCATTAAAGCCTGTTTCCTCGCAGGTAGAACTCGGAAAAAATCACTAGGAGACGGCCAAGAATCAGATGTCGCGCAAAGTTCTGTGAAGCTTTTTTTTATCCTTTGGGTGTCTAAGTCCTGATCCCAGGCAATAGGTCTGGAACTGAATACGTCATGCCAAACCACAGCAGTAGCTTTTAACGTATCACTGGGTGGCGTATTTCGTAGTCGCAAAGCCATCAGCTTTTGGATTCCCTCTACGATCTCAGCTTGTAGCCAGTTCATTCTTTTCCCCATTGATCTGCCATTGCGTTCGCAATTCCGATGTAAGTTCTGCTGCGCTCCTTCCAGCGATTAGGGCTAGGCGGCATTTTATGTATGCGCGCTTCTCGGCCATCAACTATATTCGTTGGCATCAACTTCTGAAGTCCTTTTAGCCAGAGGCACGTTGCCTTTGTTTCTCCATGACCAAACATCCACGGTTGAATTATCTGGTCAGGTTTGCGAATTTTAGAAGAAATAACACTTATTGGATTTTCAATCGCAATTTTCTCAATCGGCGCATCCATCAGCATCCGAACAAAATCAAGCGCCTCGGCCTGTTCTTTTGCTTTATCTTTGAACCACCGGCTTCCGCTAACTGCCAAATGAGTGCATGGAGGATGGAAAATTGCCAAATCCCATTGATCTTCAAGAAGTTTAATTACGTCACCTATAATGTGATACGGTGAAGAATCTTCGCTTTCCAGTAAATCGCATGACCATGCATCATGCCCAATGTTTCGGAACGCCTCTCTTACTCTACCTGAATATTCGCATCCAACAAGAACTCTCATGATCGCTTCCACGCCTCAAGAGCTACAATCGCACCCATTGTCTTACTCAGAGATTTAGGAACGTCAATTTTTACTTCATCGTCCCATCGCTCACCCCTCAACCAGGTGGCAGGATAAGGAATAAACATTCCTTCGTTTTCCATCCACTGTTGAGTGTTTTTCTGGTTCTCAATAGCTTCCAGAATGTTCGACAAAGACGGGCGGATTTTCTCAGTCTGAATCCACGCCTTCCTTGCGTCACCCTTTGCGACTTTTCTTGGGTAAGATTTCCAGAACGTATCAAAGTCTTCCATGTGTCCTCCGTTTAAGAGTCTTCAGGATAAACCTTGTTTTTTAACAATGTCAACATTTATTTTTAGGTGCAGGGTCACGGCATGAAGGTAAGCCGCCCCTGCTGCCGATGTTTTTTTGCGTTTAATAGGTCGCAAGTTACAGCCACTATCGGCTTGGCTTTTATTAAGATAAGTTATGACTTTAAACAAAGTCAATCTTTTTTTTCAAAGTATTTTTTAAAACAATTTTCTCCGCAGAAGTAAACGTATTTTCTATGCTTTGTTGGCTGAAAACTTAATCCACATTCAAAACATTTTTTGTATATAAAGTATTTAATAATTTTATTTGATTGTTCTTTCATAGTTGCCCTTTGGTGAATGTTAGAGCAAAGCGCAGCCATACCGTGACAGAATCACAGTTTCGCCACGCTTGCGACTTGCCCTTCGGAGCCATGCCGTCGCTTTGCGCTGACCAGACTTAAACGGATAGAGGCAAACAACGCAGTTCTTTCCGCTACCACCAGGCTCTAGTCTTAGCCCACCTTCCCCGCTTTGGTTCGCTCGTGTAACGGGGTTATTTAAGCATCAACCACCGACGTTCCGCATTGATGCCGATCCAATGAAAAAACCCTTTACGGCGGGGTTCAGGTCGTGGCTAGGAGAAGCGCAAGCAAAGTAAAGTCGCTTTCCTGACCAAAACCCCTGCGTAAAGGGTTTTACTTTGCTCGCACTCCGCCACAGAGCGACCTGTTTTTCACAGGCACAGCAATGCTAAAACACGCATTTGAAAATGTCAACGTATTTCCGTCATTTCATATCACTTCATTTCATTTCATTTCATATCAGAGGCTTTACCCTCCCTTCAAGGGTGGCTTCAAGGGTGGCTTCAAGGGTGGCTTCAAGGGTGGTTTTTCACGGGTTAGCGAGGGGGTGAAAAAACTATCAGTTTAAATGGTCAAAAATAATCTTTTTTATAGTCTATTGATTATTAAGCGAAAATAGTTGTTGACATACTGTTAAACACGCTTCAAAATGTCTCCACGGTCGAAACCTGAAGACCGGATGAAAAACAGGAGACAACATGAATTGTAATTGTGCTGTTTACAAGTTCCCGCACCGTCCTGGTAGCGGTGGATGCAAGATTCCCAAGTGTTCAGAGTGTGAATTTGGTCGCGTAGAAAAAGACCCGTTCGGAACGGGCGATAAACGATACACCGAAATTCACTGTTTAGCACTGAAATGCCCGTGGGGGAAGGAATGACTGACAAACAAGCAACAGCTCTCGGTAGTTTCTGCGGATTGGCTCAATACATCAAGGACAACCCGAACGCTATCTACTGGACTAGCAATTTCATTCAAGAACGAATGATTCAAATCTTAAACGACTACAAGGAAGAACAATGCAAGCAATCGCAGCAGCACTCGTAAAAGCCCAAAAAGAGTTCGGGCCAGCACTTAAAACCGCGACTAATCCACACTTCCGGTCTAAGTATGCGGCTCTGGATGCCTGTGTCGAAGCAGTAATTGACGCTTTGAACAATAACGGTATCTTCCTGATGCAATACACTCATCCTTGTGAAGACGGGGTTATTGTAGAGACAATGTTTATACATGAGTCTGGAGAGCATATGTCCGGCGGTCGTTTGCACGTTCCAGCTTCTAAGCAAGACCCGCAGGGCTACGGATCGGCTCTGACCTACGCTCGTCGTTACTCACTTCAAGCGGCCTGTGGTATCGCCCCTGAAGACGATGACGGTAACGCTGCTTCCAAGCCCAAACCGGAACCCAAGAAACCCGCTGCTGGAACTAGGGATAAAGAGACTTTGACGTTTGTTTTAGAGCTTTGCGAAAACTTGGCGGAAGTGCAAGAAGCATGGACAAAAATGACCCCCGATGAACGTCTGTTAGTAAATGACGTTAAAGACAAACTCAAGGCGACTCTCAAATGAGGGAAAAAAACGAACTCCAGGGGACTGGACAATGGCACTCAGAACGCACGGGGAAGCTCACAGCTTCTCGGATGAACGATGCCATGTCCTTCCTCAAGGGGAAGGCAGGGAAGGCTCCAGAGGAGTCTTCTAAGAGGTATGAATTGAAGAAGGAAATCCTTTTAGAAAGACTTACAAATAACATCGTTTCAAAGTATGTAAATGATGCGATGCAACATGGAATTGAGACAGAGCCATTGGCGAAGGAGACTTTTGAACAAAAGACAGGTATTCTTATTGAAGACGTAGGGTTTGTGAATCATCCTGTTATTGATAACTTTGGTTGTTCTCCAGATGGTTTTACGTCAGACGGTGGGTTGATTGAAGTTAAATGTCCTACAGAAAAGACGATGTTGGAATACATTTTAAAAGATGAGATTCCAGAGAATCACAAGAAGCAGATGTGCGTTCAGGCTTTGTGTACCAAACGAGACTTCATTCACTTTGTTGCGTTTGATAACAGACTACCTGAAGACATGCAGTTGTTTCACAAGATTTACACTCCAACAAAGGAGGAATTGAAGGAAGTAGAGTTAGCTGCGATCCAGTTCTTAGATGAAGTAGACGAGATGTTTTTCAAATTGACGCATAAATAGGAGTTTATATGGCATACGAAATGAAACCAGGCGAAGGTTCTGCTTTTCTCAACGAGAAAAAGGAGGACTGGCACGCAGACTTCCGAGGTAAAGTTGTTCTCCCAGACGGTAAGGTTTGTTATTTGGATGTTTATAAAAAGACCGACCGTAACGGAAACCCGTTCGTGCGTATGAAGATCGGGAAAGAAGTTCAAGGCCGCGGTGAGGCTCCTCCTGCGAAGGATAACGGTTCAATATTGACTATGAAAGATGAAATCCCTTGGTGAGCAATGAGATGAAAATCAACATTTGTGCGGATGTATTGCAAGATTTACTTGAAGCAGTAGAAGCCGCTATCCAAGCTGGTGATTGGAAGGTTGATGGTGCTTGTGACCCTGATTTAGCTATCAGACGAGCAAAAGAAACCTTGGCGCGGCCAGAGCAAGATCGCACATGGGTTGGGCTGACGGATGCTGAGATGGCTGAAATATGGGAAAACAGCGGTTGGTATGTTTCTATGTTTAAAGCCATCGAAGCCAAACTCAAGGAGAAGAACACATGACAGACCTAAGCAAAGCAAAGGCTTACACTAAACCTGGAGCTATCGTTCCGGTAAACATTCAAACCACTCAGTTATTGGTAGAAGCACTACGCAAAGCACCTGAGATGAGAACCGACAGACTGAGAGACTATCTAAAAGTTTTGTGTCAGGAGATCGAAACCGCAGCGTCTATGATCGAAGACAAAACTGTTTCGGAGTATCTTAAAAAACTTTCCGAGACTTACAAAGGCAAACTTTATGAATGAGAAACTTCAAAAGTCTTTGAGTTATCTAAAGAGCCGGAATATCTACATTTTAGATAATGTATTTAAACCTACTAACTCGGCCTCTACGGATGTTTCTGTTACGTTCGCCAGGTATCGCAGGGATGTATTGGATCAACCATTTCCTGCGGTTATTAGGAAGCGTAAATCTTAAGTCTGCGGAGGTGATTAAATGATTACCCCTGAGCAACTACGAAACTCAGCGCGGTTCGGCACACCGCTTCGGCCTGAAACATTGGAGTGGTTGGCGAATCAGCTTGAACGCGCCGAAGCTCTTGAGAAAGAAAATGACGCGCTGATTGCCGGACTACGGGAAATTGCAACTTGCGAATCAAAGGTAAAAGGCGACGTTGTTGATATTGCTAAATCAATTTTATGGAAGTATGACAGATGACCGCCGCAAAACTGCGCGAACTGGAAGCGAAGGCGACGAAAGGGCCGTGGTATTGCGCCGATTGGACGGAAGATGACGGCCCCAATAAAACGACGATTGAGGCGCACTCTAAGGAAGTTTTAAGCGCAGGACAGTCAAGTATTTGGCCTTATGGGATACAAAAAACATGCGTTGCAAAAACTTTTGAGGGATGTAACCCGTTACCTGATGCCGAGCTAATCGCATACCTCCGCAACCACGCGCAGGACTTCATCAAGCTGATTGAGGCGGCGAAAAGGCATTGCGTTAAACGGATGCTGGATGATGACCATGAGTTACGCCAAGCCCTTGCCGCGTTCAAGGAGAAATTGTGATTACTTTTAAAAATGTCGGAACGCAAACAGAAACAAGCATCACCGTTGATAGTGACGCCAATCTAGGCGTGGTTGTTGATGCCTTTATTAACTTCCTGCGCTGTTCCGGGTATGAATGTGATGCTCAGTCGATCAAGGATTTGCTGGAGGAGCAACCATGAAATCACGGATTGAGAAATTGGCGGGTGTGAGATTGCGCAAAAGCTGATAATGTGAGTAAGCGGGCGTATTCCAATCGGCAGAGAAAAGAGACTTAAAATCTCTAAAGTGTGAGTTCGAATCTCACCGCCCGCACCAATTAACCAAAAAGAAGCCCCTCACTCGGAGGGGCAAAACGGGAGGGCAACGAAGCTATGAAGACTGTACCAAAAAAAACGGTTCAAGACATCATAAAAGAACACTACACAAGACAGGATCAACGAAACTATAAAGGTAAACCATGCTTACTTATGGAAGTCTGGACTACTTATGAAGTGGGAACTGAGATACCTGGAGATGGCGAAGCTAGTATCGACTTGGAGCAAAGACCCGTCAACTAAAGTAGGAGCTGTAATTGTCGATTCAGACAATACTGTTATATCAGTAGGTTTTAATGGTCTTCCAAGACGAATACAAGATACAGATCAAAGGTTAAACAACAGAGATATTAAGTTAAAGATGATTATCCATGCGGAGATTAACGCAATAATCACCGCAAAAAGACCTCTTAATGGAACAACAATCTACACTTATCCGTTTATGTCTTGCTCTCAATGTGCGGGCCTTATTATTCAATCAGGTATTTGTAGGCATATTTCCTACAAAACAAACAATGAGAGATGGAAGGATTCTTTTGATTTAGCTTTAGAGATGTTTGACGAAGCAAGAGTGATAGTTAATCTACTGGAGGAACAATGAAACTTACTTACGAAGACATTGAAATAATCCGAGATACTTTGGTTTTGTCTAAATTCCTAGATCCTGAAGAAGCCAATACCTTGTGTGATATGGCTTCCAGGTGTCTTGATTTGGAGTATGAATTTACACCTCGATCACCTCACCACGGAACTCAAACGAATCCTCGTCAAACTTGAGAGCTAATTCTGGCTGCAACAGGATTCCATTCTTATAAGTTAAAACAGCGAATCCTGACTGCCAGCATACCTTACGTCCCTCAAGATAATTAACAAATTGCGGATCACGAGATGAGTCTGCGGTCATTCCATGCCTTACACCATACCTACGCCCTTTCCTATCGTCGTATGCTACAACATCAGCTCTGTGGTCGTGTCCTGTAACGATATTCACACCAGACTTTAGGGTATTGTTGTATCCGGCGTGAATTCCACCATTTTCCCTATGTCTAATTTCTGTATGACTTTGCTGGCCTTCGTTTACAGTAACAAACCAAGCAGGTGTCCACTCAGGGATATGGTCTTTAAGGTGTACGCCTTTTAAGTTTCTCAATTCAGGAAGGTTAGCAGCAATCCTACTTTCCATCCTTAAATCGTGATTACCTGCCGTCCAGATTCTCTTTGAGTTGGGAGAGGCTTCTAAAATCTCCTTAGACCTGTCCTGGACTGCCTCTATTTCCTCCGCGACAGAAGGT